CTGTGAGCGGCAGCCACAAAAAAGCCCGCGTGATGCGGGCAGGGGTGTGCGGGGAGATCAGCCGATAACGGGCGCGTACCGGCGGCGTAAGGCGTCAGACTGTGCTCCGGTTGCCGCTATCTCTCCGGCGTTCTGGGGCGCACCGGTGTTGCTGTGGGTATGGCTGGCGGTCTGCTGCGCCAGCGTTTGCAGCACGTCCAGGGTGTCGAGCATCAGCGCCATCACGTTGACCTGCTCACTGCCCACCCAGACGACGGGGGCGATCACTTCCTGGCGCGCGGTCGCCAGACTACGGCGGATGTTGCCGATTTTCTCTATCAGGTCGCCGCCGATGTCCGTTGTCGCGTGTTGCCCGATGCTGGCGACATAGTTTGCGCGGGTCGCCACACTGTAATCGCCCTCGGCGATCTGCTGGATACTGCCGGCCAGAAGACGGGCGCTGCCCAGTACGGTGGTCTTGTCCGTGGCCTGTACCGTGGTGGTGCGGGTGACCAGCGTCCGGTTTTCGCTATCCGCCGTGATGTCACGGTGCTGGGCGCTTTCGCGGATAGACTGATCCGTCTGACGCTCCCAGTCGCCCGCCACGGTGACACGTTGAAAGACTTCCGCGCGTTGTTGCTGAAGCTGTTCGCCGGGTTTGATATCGGGCAAGGTCTGGCCGTGGGCGAGGATTTGGCGCACAAAGGGCTTATCCGGGCGACCCTCGGTAAAACCGATTTCAAGGAGCGTGCCCGGCGGCGGAAAATGGAACAGCCCCGACTCTGCGCCGGCCATCGGCAGGGGGAGCGGCACGGCGGGATATACTGGCGTATTCGCTGCCGGGTTGCCGTCCGCATCCAGTAATTGAACATCCACCGCGTAACGCGGGCGGAACGGATCGGCCAGGTCACCCCGGCTGATCGCTTCACTCGGCCCCTCGACCCGCGCAAATTTCGGCAGATGCAGCCCGGCGGACAATTCCGGGTAGGCTGCATCAATCTGGCGCTGTGCGGGCGATTTGGTGGTGGCTTTTCCCGTCAGAGGGTTGGCAGCCTGCCAGGTCAGCGCCATGGTGTCATTCTCCAGGCGTACCGTGACCAGCGGCTTGCCGTTGACGACCACACCGGGGCGCAGGCTGGGCACCATGGGCAGCGTTAGCGTATTGCCTGCCGCCTGTGTCTGGCTGAACTCCGGGGGGATAGAGACCGGCTTGCCGGCAAACAGGGCGTGCGCAGCGCCGCCCAGGTAAATCCCGCCGTCCGGCAGCGGTTGCCAAAGGTAGTCTTGTATACCAAATGCCGGCCCCAGGGCGGCCAGCAGCTGATAGCCGCTGCCGCTGTGGGTAAAATGGGGTATGGGGGTATCGGTGTCAGTTGACGCGGTCGGCAGGACCACGGTGAGGCCGCTTTGGGCCTGTATCCACTCGGCTATCTGGCGCAGGGTCGGATGCTGAAATGAACAGGGCCAGGGACGGTCAAAGATACCGCTCATCTCGCGGACAAAGAGGCGCTGGAAGCCTTTTCCGGCAGGTTGCGCACGTTCAACAAAGCCAGTAAACCAGCGTAATACCCGCTCAGGGTAGCCGATATCCAGGCGAACCAGCTTACCGCTGTAGTCCTTTTCCGTCTGGGCGGTGATAAATCCTCGCCCGCTGGCGCTTATCTCCAATATCAGGTTGACGTCAACCAACGGTACCGTATCCCCTGACAACATCAGTCGTTTAATCGGTTTCATAGTCTTACCCCAGCGCGTCATTGACGGGTTTGAGCACCTTGCGTTCAAACCAGCTTAATTGTTCGTCGCTCTCTGCCGCCGGCGTGCCGTTTGCTGGCCCCTTGCCCGGACTCTGTTTCTGGGCGGCGGTTTGACTGCCTTCGCGCGCGTCTTTCTTCTCGGGCACGCTCAGATGTTCGCGTAACGTGAATGTCACCAGCCAGGCTTGTTTACCGTCCTGCTTCGGGGCCTCTATCGAGCCGCTAAACGTCGCCAGCCGAAAGTTAATGGCCTGGGCAGTATGATTCGCCACGCGGTAGCGTTTCAGCCTGCCTCCCTCGGTGGCTTCAGCCAGGGCAAACAGGCGCGTTAGCACCTCGGACTCCGTAAACGGGATAACCCCAGAGACGCGCAGCTCCTTAGGCTTGATGCCCTGCTCCGCGTTGGCGGTGCTGGAGGTTTGCCCCGACTGGTCTTTTTCCTGAAACTGCATGGTGGGCGTCACCATCAGGCTTTTTAGCGGCAGCGCTTCGCCATCAAGGGCCAATGTGATGATTGTCATGGACCATCGCCTCCAGTGCAGAGACCGCGTCTCCGGCAAACAGCGTCGCCAGGGTCATCACCGCATCGGGTTGCGGCACCGCTTTTTGCATGTTGGCCGCCAGGGTGGCCGCCAGTCCTTCGCCAGTAAATACCCAGGCGTTGACGCTTTTCTGGCTCAGGTCTCCCAGAGCCTGACCGATAGCATCGTGGGCCGATTGGCGCGCCTCAGACAGCGCGGTTAAGTGAGCCTGTAGTTGAGCCACACTGGCCCCGCTGGCTGCCTCCGCCTTTGCCTCTGCCATGATTTTTGCCCGTTGCGCCAGACGCAGTGTGCCGGCAGATAACGGCAGCGGGGCAGGTAAGCCGCCGCTGGCTTTAGGCGGAAGCTGCATCCGGGTGATGGCCTGCGTGGCCGCTGTTTGCGCCATGCGCGAGACTTGCCCCAGCACTGGCAGGGGTAACACCGCTGAGAAAGCGGCGAGCAGGGACATAAATTCCGGCTGCGAGGTGGCGCAGAGCATCATTACCATCACGCGCAGATTACGCCCTGAGCCAGATAGCTTTTGCGCCAGCCAGTGCACGGCATTTTGTGGACTCAGGTAGCTTCCCGAGGCGGCGGTGCGTCCCACCCCCGGCGTCCAGGGATGCACTGGCAAGACGGTGCAGGTCAAAGGCGGAAGACTCTCTGTCAACCGTAGTGTTGACTTACGCCACCTCATGCCGGGGCCTCCGGCCAGTCGATATCGGGCGCGGTGCTGATATCCACCCGGTTTAGCAGTACGCTGTAGGTCTCCCAGGCGTTTAAGGCATCAACCTCAGCTTGCGTCGCCATATTGAGCTTGATAGCACGCTCCAGCGAGATTATTTTCTGCCCGGCGACATCAAGTCGTCGCGTCTTCTCCTCATGGGCCGTGTTTTGTATTGCCGCCTGCTCTGCGGCAACGTCTTTTATCCAGCGCTGACCATTCCAGACATCATATTCCGATGCAGGAGCCATCAGCGTTAAGTGGTTTGCAAGTTTACCCGGCTCGGTAATCGTGAATGCCTGATGCGTGTTGATATCCCATGAGGTTTGACCGCGATAATCGGGAACGCATTCCCATTTATTGCCCTCGATGGCTCTCAATAGTGCTTCGGTGTTTTTCGGCAAGGTCGGTTTATCCGCATAGCCGTGCGCAGGCAGACCCACACCCGCAGGGAGATATTCATAACTGGCGTTGATATATTCACGTGTCATGGGATGTGCATGGTACACGGTTAACCAGCCGGGAGTATGACACAAGCCGTTATCATCCAGTATGGCCGTCGGAATGTCAGTGGAATATTTGTGCATTATGCTGCTCTCACAATGTAATTAAAGGCGACGTTACGGGGACGAGTTTCTCTTTGATGCTCATATTGTTGAATAATGGGATGCCAGCCGCCGTTATCCGTACCGGTTGCAAACTGAAATCCCGTGGCTCGTTGCTGGCCGTTATTCCAGTTATCATTTTTCCAGTAGCCATGTGGCCCCGAAACAGGAGATTGCCCCTCCTGCCAGGATAAAACCCCTCTCCCGGCATCAACACTTCTTCCATCATCCCAGCCACGGATAAATTCTCCTCGCAGGTCTGGTAATGCACCCGAGGGATAGGCTTGTGCGAGTAATGGAAACAGGGCTTTATCAAAAGGCGCGCCATTACACTTCAACCAACCCGCAGGGACATCCTGCTTTGGCCAGGGAAGGGGAATGCCAGACGGAACACTCTGACGAAGTTGATTATGGAGCCAGGCGCTCAAAGCACCGCTCCAAATAGGGGCGGTCACATCACCATTTTCGTGGAAAGTCGCGGTTCTACCGCCCCATGAGACGACGAGATTGCCGCCAAACAGCGCGCCACGGTTGGCATGAAGTTCGCCGGTAAACTGGGTCTTTCCTTCCACCGTCAGCGGGCCATTAACGGTGCCGCCGGTTTTCGGCAGAAATTTCGTGTCCGTCTGGCTTTGGCTGTATACCTCAAGATGACTGCGGGCCGCGCCTTTGTCTGGCAGGTCAGCCAGATTTTGCGCCTTTTCCAGCCGGCGGTTAGCATTATCCTGCACCGTTTTGATGGCTTGGGGCGTCGCCGCTGTGGTGTCGTCCTCGCTGTCGGTGGCATTGCTCAGCGCACTAATCCCCGCTTGGGTCAGCGTTGCCGGCTGTTCGCGGTCTTGTGTCGCCAGCTTCCCCAGCCCCAGATGTTTCCGGCTCTTCGCCTTGTCGGTGAGCGCCGCCAGATTGTCATCCTTGCGCAGATAGGCGTTGTTGGCCGCCTGCTCTGGCAGTGAGCCGGACGGGCGCAGGTCGGTTACCGTACCGTCCTCGTCAATGCGCGCCAGGGCAAACACATAATGGGCAAAGCCGCTTTCATCCACGTAATCGGTTTTGACCTCGCCCAGAGAAAAGGTGATAACCGTCTCCCAGCGGCTCACCACATTCCCTTGCAGGCTGACATCTGCCCATACGTGGGTCGGTGCAGCCCGCATGGTCAGTGGCTGATTTTTCGTCAGTTCAGCGCGCAGTCCGCCGATATAGCCAATACCGGCGGTGACCGTATACCGCTGGCCGCTGCGCGTGACCCGAAAACCGTCACCAAAGAAAGCGGCCGCACCGTAATGGTCAAGGTTAATCCGGCGCTGGCGTTCATCCAGGCCGGACAGCCGGGCGGTAAAATCGGTCTGCCAGCTTTCGGCGGGCGTAGTGATACCGGTTTCCATTGCCGCGCCGGTATACTCCATCAAAAAGGAGCGGGTAATGGCATTACCTTGTTGGCCGTTCGCGGTGGCCCGCTTGCGCTGCACCGGCGCATGCACAATCAGTGCCAACGTGCCGCTGTCCCGGTTCGCCAGGCCAACCCAGTTAAAATCAAAGTCGCCGACTTCCGTTCCCAGCGTCACCGAATACACCACCGCATGCTGATTGACGACGCCGGTCTTGTTCACCGCCTGGCGGTGTACGATGTATTCGGCCGCGGGCAAGGTTTCGTTACGGTCGATGGGCGCGGCAGGATCCAGCCCCGGCACCTGGGCAAAGACAAACTCATCCAGCACCACCGGCGTTCCCTCGGCGGCTTCCCGGGCTTTCCATTGCTCAAAGGCTGTAGTGATAATCGTTTGTGACATCAGGTTTTCTCTCTCGATGGGGGTAGCATGGCGCTGTAGCACTGGTAATCACCGCCGACCCAACCGGCGCGCAGATGCAGGTCAGTTCCGTTTATCACCTCAAACTGGTAACGGCGGCAGGTGCGCCCGTACTGCCGGATAATCTGGCGCAGCAAATCAGGATGGCCGGCTAGCTGGCCGTCGCTGAGGCGCACCCGTACCACGTCCCAATCCAGGCCGTCCAGACGCTCGACGATTTCCACACAGCCGATACCCAGACGCGCAAAGATGGCGATAAAGCCCGCTACCGAGCCGGCGTCACGAGCATTGACAAAGGCGTAGCGCACACGCAGACGGAACAGGGCCAGCGGCTCGCCGTCAAAACGGCTGATATCGCGCTGCCAGGCCAGCACGTTAAGCAGTGACTCCGCGCAGGTGGTGGCATTCAGCTGGCGCAACGGCCAGGTCAGGGAGCCATACACCTGCCGCCAAAAAGCATGACAGGCGCGTAACAGGCGGGCAGGCTCGCCCTTGTCCATCCAGACCGGCAGACGCAATTGGTCCAGTTGCTTGTCAAAATCAGGCATCCTTCACCTCAATCGTCAGGGTTTTCAGGCGCGGGACGTCAAGCTGGCTAACAATATCGGACAGCGAGAACGCGACCGAATCCAGCGCCCCAAACGTCTGATGCAGCGAGCGGGCCAGCGAGGAAAACGAAAAGCGCGCATGAGGCCAGGTCTTTTTCACCTCAAACGCTGCATTCTCACGAAACGCGCAGCGGATGAGGGTTTCACAGCCGGTCGTCAACGTGGTCAGCGCCTCAGGGGTAAAATTGGTCTTGTTCTTCACAAACAGCGTAACAGTGAGGTCGTGCCGGGTATCCGGCAGGGCAAAGCAGCGCATATCATCGCCGTGGCCGTGGTGGCCCTGGGTGGTGATGTACGCATTGACCGCCTGAATAAACGGCTCTGACGCCACACCGGAATCCAGCAACAAATACGCGTTGGCGGTGCCGGGCCCGCGTGGTGCATCGTGCTCAAAGAAAATACGGTCAATGCTCAGCCCCGCCACGGCGGCTATCATGCTGCGATACACCGCATCGGTGTGGTAATTCCCGGCCAGGTTATATTGGTTGCGGCAGCGCTCGCGCAGCTCGTCATCGGATTCCGCATCCGCCCCCGGCGTCAACAACCAGCCCTCTTCCGTGGTGACCTGGGCAATTCCCGGTACCGCGTGGGGTAAAATGCGGTAATACCCCGGCGCCAGATTGCTGCCGCCGCCGGTCTGCCCGGCGCTGACGTTGACCAGGGCGCTTTCCGCCCCTGCGCCAAGGGTATGATCTGCCTCGGTCATCAGGCGATAAACCGTGCCGTTAAGGCGTTCGGTCTCGATAACGGTGCCGGCGGGAACGGTGACCTCGGCTTCGGCGTTTTCCTTGAAAAACCGCACCACGCCACGGGCGGCGGTGGCGGGTTTACGGGACAGGCTGACGCCGGCGGCAAACGCATCAAGAAAGGCCCCGTCAGCGGTCACCAGAAACATGTTTTTCATCACCACCGACACCAGGGCATTTTTTAGCCACAGTACCGGGGTGGTGACCGTCGCCTGAATAAGCCGCCAGAACGGCGACATGCGCGAGGTATTGGTCACCAGCCCGGCGGCGCTCACCTGTTCGGCAAACGCGTGATGAATGGCCTCTTCAGTGGTCGGCATACCGCTGTCTTTTAGCGCCTGCTCGTAATCAATCTCGGGTTTGTTCGTCATAGCGGGGACTCATCTCAATACGACCAAAATCATAGGTTTGCGCTGTCACCCACAGCCGTTTCGCTGTTTCTTCACTGACTAACACGGTGCCGGGGATCAGGCGCTCGTCCTCTTCCAGCAGCAGGGTGATCTGCATCAGCAGATCCGCGCGCAGGGTGGGGCTACGCTCCGCCACCAGGCGCGTTAACAGGCCGCTTTCCAGCAGGGCATGGGCGCAGTCCTGGGTAATGCTCACCCGCTCTTTGCAGCGTTGCGGCTCGTGGCCGCTGTTCAGGGTGAAATCCCCGTCGGTGATCAGCAGATCCAGGTAACGGCTCATGCGTGCATCTCCTGCCATTCCAGTAAGCCCTCCGGCGTCATGCCCTGCGTGGTGTGGATATGCACCTGATTAATGTGGCGGCTGTTATCCGTGACGCTGCGCTGATGGGTGGTGATCTCACGGCTCAGGCCGCCGGGGCTGAGTCCTTTGGTCTGCCCGCCGGTCAGAAGTGGCGGACCGCTCGCGGGGCGCGTCGGCGCGGGGCCTGACGGGGTGACGCCGGCGGTGTTATCCCCCGGCAGGGAGGAGAGGGACAGGTTAACGCCGGGCAGATGATTGAGGGTTTCCGCTATGGTGTTCCAGGTGCGGGAGAAAGTGGCTTTCACCGACGCCCAGAGACCGGTAAACAGCTCGCTCACGCCGTCAATCATGCCCGCGAAGGTGTCGCTCAGGGAAAAGCCGGCAAAGTAGGCGCACAACGCCTGCCAGCCTGCGCTTATCCCCTCCCAGGCGCGTGTAAACAGGCTTGCCAGCCAGCTAACGTAGGCGGCAATCAGTTTAAAGGCGGTGGTCTGCATCATGGCGGCCTTGAGCGTATCCCAGTATCTGACCAGCGCAATGCACCCCACGACCAGCAGCGCCACCGCGCCCACAATCAGCAGGACAGGCCAGGACATAAAATTCATGGCGATGCCGGTCAGTACGGCGGCAATCCGCACCGCCAGCAACACGCCGCGCATCATGCGCATCACGGCCGCCCAGGCCAGCACCGCCTTGTGATACAACCAGAGGGCCGCCACATGGATCTTCATGAGGGCCGTCAGACCTGCCCACAATCCTTGCAGGCCCACCATAACAAAGGCGCTGGCACCCATGGCGATATTCACCACCGCGCCGGCCCCGGCCAGGCTAAGAAACGCCAGCACGGCATAGCCCACCACACGGGCAATATTGGGAAACAGCGTCAGCCAGCGGGCCAGTTTTTGCCCGCCGTCAGCCATTTTATTGATAAACGGGTATAACACCGGCAGCAGGGTGCGCCCCATGGCAATGCGGATCGCCGTCCAGATAGCGGTCAGCCGGTCCCAGGGCACAATCATTTTCTCGGCCATGTCGCGCGCGCGCTTCAGGCCGTCATTGCTGCCCAGCGCATGGATATGCTTGTTTAGCACATCCGTGTTGCCGTACAGCTGTTTAATGACATTGGCCCCGTCACCAAACGCCTTATCCAGCT